TTGGAGGAAGCCAAACACAAGAAGAAGACCGACGAAATGGCTGCTTCTAGTGAAGTGGATGGTGAAAAAGCTGCTGAAACAGATGCAAAGGTCGCTAAGGCAAGTGCACCTGCAAAAGCTGCTGAACCAAAAGCTGGTCAGGGGAAACCTATGACTAAAATGGCAATGGTTAATGCTATGTTCACTAAAATGAATGGTATGAAGAAAGACGAAATGTCTAAAATGTACAATTCATATCATCCAGAAGGTGTAGAGGTTGAAGGAGAAGCTATGGTTGAAAATAGCTTTGACCAAGATCTAGATGCTCTCGTACAAACTGAAGCAACTCTATCAGATGGTTTCCGTGCAAAAGCGGAAGTTATTTTTGAAGCTGCAGTCAACGCAAAAGTGACAGATCATGTCAATAAGCTTGATGAGCAATTCAAAGAAGAGTTGGCTGAAGAAACCAAACGTATCCATGACGAAGTCGTAGACAAAGTTGATGGTTACCTAAACTACGTCGTAGAAAAGTGGATGGAAGATAATAAAATTGCGATCGAAGGCGGACTACGCACAGAGATCTCAGAATCTTTCATTAAAGCACTACACGGTGTTTTCAATGAGCACTATATTGATGTTCCAGAAGATAAAGTCGATCTTGTTGACGAACTCGCCAAGAAGAACGATGATCTAGAAGATCAATTGTCAAGTGCCATGGAAGACAATATCAAACTTAAAGAGTCTAATGCAGACCTCTCTAAGGATGCTATTATCCGTGAAACTGCTTCCGATCTTTCTGAGGCACAAACCGAAAAGCTAAAGAAGCTTGCTGAAAGTACTGCTTATGATTCAGCTGATGACTATCGTCAGAAGATTGAAACTCTTAAGGAGTCATACTTCAAAAAAGCAACTGAAGCAAAACCAACTGAAACAGTGGAACTCGATGAATCTACTGAAACTCAAGAAGTTTCAGACAGAATGTCCCGCTACCTTTCAGCACTTAAACAGTAATAGGGAGAACTTAAATGTTTACTAGTGATAAACTTTTGGAGAAGTGGCAGCCTATTCTCGATAGTGAAGATGCACCTAAGCTTGTTGACAGGCATAGGAAAGCAGTTACTGCAACTGTTCTAGAAAATACTGAAAAGGCTCTTGCAGAAGAGCGTAATCATCAGGGTTTTCAATTGAACGAAGTCGCGGCTAACAACGTATCTTCTTCAATCGACAATTGGGATCCAATTCTTATCGGCCTAGTTCGAAGAGCTATGCCAAATCTACTCGCATACGACATCTGTGGTGTGCAGCCAATGACTGGTCCAACAGGTCTTATCTTCGCAATGAAGTCAAAGTACTCAACTCAAGGTGGTACAGAGGCTCTATTCAACGAAGCTGATACAGACTTCTCAGGAACAGGCACACAAGGTGGTGGTTCATCATCCTTGGTTGGCGATATTAACCCTCCAGGCGTAACTGGTGAATCTTCTGCTGACACATCAGGTGGTGCGGATAATGTGGAAGATGCATTCGGTCTTGGTTCTGGTATGTCAACAGATGCTGCTGAAGCACTTGGTGACGGTGGTGGAACTAACTTTGCTGAAATGGCTTTCTCAATCGACAAAACTACTGTCACTGCGAAGTCAAGAGCGCTAAAAGCTGAGTACACCATGGAACTCGCACAAGACTTGAAAGCAATTCACGGTCTTGATGCTGAGTCAGAATTGGCTAACATTCTATCTGCTGAAATCCTAGCGGAAATCAACAGAGAAGTTGTTAGAACAATTAACTCACGAGCTAAGCTTGGTTCAAGACAGGCTGACATCACAACTGACGGTACTTTCGACGTAAACGCCGACTCAGATGGTAGATGGTCTGTTGAAAAATACAAAGGTCTTCTTGTCCAGTTGATGAGAGAAGCTAACGTAATTGCAAAAGAAACACGAAGAGGAAAGGGTAACTTCCTAATGTGTTCTTCTGATGTTGCGGCTGCTCTTGCTGCTTCAGGCATGCTAGACTACACACCTGCAATTCAGGGTAATGCAGGCCTTTCAGTGGACGATACAGGTAGCACATTTGCTGGAACAATTTCCGGTGGAATGAAAGTCTATATCGATCCATATGCCAACATTGACTATGTCAACGTAGGTTATAAAGGACCTAATCCATATGATGCAGGTCTTTTCTATTGCCCATACGTACCGCTAACTATGGTACGAGCAGTAGGGGAAAATTCATTCCAACCAAAAATCGGTTTCAAAACTAGATATGGAATGATTGCAAACCCATATGCCGATCAAACAGGCAGCATTGGTGCAGTACGTACTAACCAGTACTACAGAATCACCAAGATTACAAATATCCTTTCATAAGATATAAGTAATAGTTTGAACTAGGGAGGCTTCGGCCTCCCTTTTTTTTGTCTTATAAATAATTACATGATTACCGGTTTGTCTTATGGATTTCATGATGCGGCTAAAACGATAATTGACTTGGAAGGTAATATCATATATGCCGGTCATGCTGAACGATATAGTCGTTTAAAGAATGATAAATGTTTACACCCTGATATGCCAGAAAACCAGGGTGAAGTTGTGTATTATGAAAAACCATTATTGAAAAATACAAGGAGGTTGTACTCTGGCCAAAAATTAAAATGGAATGAATGGAGATCTAAATCATTTCATCATCATTGGTCACATGCTGCTGGTTCTTATTATACAAAACCTTTTGAAGATGAACCCGTCTGTGTTGTGATAGATGCAATTGGTGAATGGGATACATGTTCAATATGGTATAAAAAGAAAAAAGTTTGGTCACAAAAATACCCATATTCGTTAGGTCTATTCTATTCTGCAATAACACAGAGGATAGGACTAAAACCTCAAGAAGATGAATATATTACTATGGGTATGGCCGCGTTTGGTGAACCTATATATGATTTAGAATATTTACTTGATACAAATTTGCACAAAGGTTGTGGTAACATACTACCGAATGCGCGCAATGAAGATATTGCTTCTTCTGCACAATGGCTGATTGAAAAGAAAATAATTCAAATTATGCAGAAGGCAAGACAATATTCAAGAAGTTTATGTTATGGTGGTGGAGTTGCACTTAATTGTGTTGCAAATACTAAAATAACATATCTATTTGATAATATATGGATTATGCCAAATCCTGGTGATGCAGGAGCAAGCCTAGGAGCGGCCGCGGCATATTTAGATAAACCTTTAAAATGGAAGGATGTATATCTTGGAAATAATATCGATGTTAGTATCTCACCTAGTCAAGTGGCTGGACATATTCTTCGCCATAATATTTCAGGTGTGGCTCATGGTCCTGCTGAGTTTGGTCCTCGCGCCCTTGGCAATAGGAGTCTTCTTGCTGATCCCAGGCGCGATATTAAAGACACTGTTAACAAAATTAAGAACAGACAAAAGTTCCGGCCATTCGCACCGGCAATTCTAGAAGAATTTGCAGACGAGTATTTTGAAGGACCTATGAACGAATACATGCAGTTTGTGAGTCAAGCAAAACACGATATGTCTTCCGTCACGCACGTGGACGGGTCTGCACGCGTGCAGGTGGTCAAAAAAACATGTAGGTCAATATTAAGACCTATATTAGAAGAATGGTGGAGAATGACAAGGTGTCCTATGTTATTAAACACCTCGTTGAATGTTAAAGGCGAGCCTATGATAAATACATGGAAAGACGCCGAAAATTGGAGTAAGAAATATGGGATCAAAACTTATTAGCATTGGCTGTAGCTTTACAGATCATGACTATTTTCCTAAAGCATATAATGAGCCTAATCCAAAAGATCACATATTTTGGGATCAGTATTTTGCTGAGTATTTAAATTTAGAACTTATTAACTATGGAAGAAGTGGTGCCGGAGGCGATCATCACATGGCCATGTTAGCAGAAGCGATTGCAGTGCACGGAAAAGATATTGATTCAATCATTATAGGTTGGTCAGGATGGGATAGATATAATTATCCATATTTTTATGGACCAGAACTAGTTAATCCCAGATATGATGCAAAATATGATAATGACGCGTATAATGCAATTGCGTTTGATAAAATAAACACTAATAGAAAAATTGATCTAGCTGTAGCAGCATTTAAATCTGTATATGCTCAAATGTATATGGCAACAAAACTTGCTGATAGTATTAATGCAAAGTTATTGATTGTTCAAATGATAGCACCTACTGCTGTGCATTTACCCAGTAACTTTAGGCCTAAAAAGAAAAAAACTCCATTACGTTGGTATGCTACTTTTGGAGTTGAAGTTATCAAGCTTTTATATAAAGTTACAGAAGAAAATCCATTGTTCAATGTTTTGGCAGAAGATAGTAGACTTCCTGGTTTTCCATTTGTAAAAAGATTAAATGGATTTTATATGTGGGATGAAGAACCTTATAAAAATAAATATGATCAGCTATGGGAAGAAATGAAAAAAGAATTAATAGTAGGCAGAACAAAAAAGAATAAGGTTAAATTTAAAAATGGTGAGAAAGTTTTATTTGATGAATTGGACAGACACCCAAATGCTGCAGGGCAGAAATATATTTTTAATAGAATGAGAAAGCACTGGGATGAAATATATAAATAGTATTAAGAAATGGTTAAGAAAGCAGTGGATAATGCTTAAGTGGAGATTTAAAAAAGATGACGATAATGATGATCATTTCATTTATGACTAAGGATTAAATATGCCGTATCAAACACAAATAAATTTTACAGACACATATGTAGCACCACAACAAGATGAAACTACATTTGTTAATCCGTCAGGTTTTAGATTATTAATTGATAATCAAAAATATAAGAACGCACAGTATTTTGTACAAGTTGCGTCATTACCTGATATATCTACAAGTGGTGCGCCTTTGCCATACAAACAAAGAAATATCACTGCAATGCCAGATAAACTCGAGTATTCTCCTCTGGAAGTAACATTTCTTGTAGATGAAGATATGATCAACTATAAAGAAATACATGATTGGATATTAGGTTTAGTCATTGAGCCTGATAAGAAAATTGGAAGTCAAACATATAATGAAAGAAAAACTCGTGATATAACATTGCAGATTCTTACAAGTCATAACAATGTAGGAACAGAAATCATATTTGTAGATTCATATCCTATATCAATTAGTTCACTTCCGTTTTCGACAAATACAACTGATGTTGAATACCTTACAGCTGCGGCAACTTTTAATTATTCTTATTATAAATTTAAGTAATATATAATATTACATTTGAGGATTAGATTATGACACTAGATGAAATACATGAAATGTGGAAACGTGACTCTCAGCTTGATGAGATGAATCTTGATAATGCATCAAGAGATGCGGCCAAACTTCATTCCAAATATTTAGAACTTCATTCACATGCAAAACTACATGTCAAGAAACTTGAACTTGACTTTAAAGTTTTACTAAGAGATAAATGGCTTTGGTATAACGGCAAAATGCCAAAAGAAAAAATTGATGAACTTGGCTGGAAGTATGACGCTCTTGATGGTTTAAAAATATTAAAAGGTGAAATGGATTATTATTATGATGCAGATCCACATATACAAGAAGCACAAGCTAAAATAGAATTATATAAAACACAAGTAGAAACATTTAAAGAAATATTAGAGAATATAAAGTGGAGACATCAAACAATCAAGAATATGATTGAGTGGCGTAAATTCACTTCAGGTGTGTAATGCTTAAAATTAAAAAGAAGAATCATGCATTTATTAACATTGATGCTGAACCTTCTATACTCAACGAAATAAGTGATTATTTTACTTTCTATGTGCCAGGATATAAATTTATGCCGGCATTTCGTAATAAAGTGTGGGATGGAAAGATTCGTCTTTTTAATGTTCAAACAAAAGAACTATATTCAGGTTTATATCACTATGTAGAAAAGCTTGCAAATGAAGAAGGAAGAAACTATAAGATAGAACTTGAGGATTCTCAATATGGTTATCCAAATGAAAAACAAGAAGTATCTTTAGATTTTTTAGACACTTATAATTTAACAGTAAAAGATAGGCCTATAAAGATAAGGGACTATCAGCTTGAAGCGATAAGTCATTGCCTCAATAATAAACAAGCATTATTGTTATCACCAACCGCTTCAGGTAAATCACTTATAATATATTGTATAGTAAGATGGTTTATAGAAGAATTCAATAAAAAGGTTTTAATTATTGTACCTACAACATCTTTAGTTGAGCAAATGTATTCTGACTTTGCAGATTATTCAAAACATGATATTGGGTTTGAAGATTCATGTATTCATAGAATATATGCTGGTAAATCTAAAACAGCCGATCATTCAATTGTGATTAGTACTTGGCAATCCATTTATAAAATGCCTGGATCTTGGTTCGAACAATTTGGTTGTGTTTTTGGTGATGAAGCGCATAACTTTAAAGCAAAATCACTTACAACAATATTAAGTAAAATGAGAGAATCAGAATATCGATTTGGTACAACCGGAACATTAGATGGTACACAAACACATAGGCTAGTCCTTGAAGGTTTATTTGGTAAAATATTAAAAGTCACATCAACTAAAGATCTTATGGATAAAGGCGCATTAGCTAAATTAGATATTAATGTTTTGCTTATGAAATATAATGATGAATTGTGCAAAGCAATGAGTGGCCAAAAGTATAATGATGAAGTTGATTTCATTGTAAAGTATCAACCTCGTAATCGATTTATTTCAAATTTAGCACTTGATCAAAATGGTAATACATTAATCTTATTTCAATTTGTAGAAAAACATGGTAAACCTTTACATACTATGATATCAGAAAGAGCAGAGAAAGATAGAAAAGTATTCTACGTGTCAGGCGAGACAGGTGTAGACGCGCGGGAAGAAGTTAGAAATATTACAGAGCAAGAAAAAAATGCAATAATTGTGGCTAGCATGGGTGTGTTTTCTACAGGTATAAATATTAGGAATCTGCATAATATTATATTTGCATCTCCATCAAAGAGTCAAATAAGAATATTACAGAGTATAGGTCGAGGATTAAGAAAAAGTGATGACGGTAGACCTACTACATTATTTGATTTGGCAGATGATTTACATTGGAAGAAAAGTAAAAACTTCACATTAAATCATGCAGCCGAAAGGATTAAAATATATTCAAGAGAAAAATTTAAATATAATATTCACGAGTTAGAAATATGACAGACAAAGATAAAGTGTATGATGATGTTAATATTCGCCACTTTAAATTAGTATCAGGCGAAGAGGTCATTTCATATGTAGGTACTGAGACTTCAAGTGATACACTAATTCATCTAGAGCGTCCTTTACAAATACATAGAATGGGAATGGGAAGTTTCTTTTTTTCTAAATGGCATCCATTTTCAAAGAAAGATGAATGTGTAGTAAATCCAAATCAAATAGTATCACACTCTGAATGTGCAGATGTAGTAAAAGAAAGATACATTAAAATTTGTCTAGATATTAGTAAGGATAAAAGTGAGGCGGAGTTTGTAGATAAAGCACAAATGGAACAGTTTGAAGATGAAGTACAAAAGAAAGCTGAAGAAATACTTACACCTTTACTAACAAAAGATGGCAAGGGACCTACATATCATTAGGGTATCCTCCTCCCTCCAAAAACCTCTATTAATTATACCATACATTCTGCTGTTTGTACACCGTTAATCTGCAGTAAAAGGAAAAAAAATGCGTAGAGGAAGGAGAAAAATTGATAAAGATATAGAATCACCATGCATTAAAGTGTGTAAACTTGAAAATGATCGCTGTATTGGATGTTGGAGATCTTCTGAAGAAATACGTGAATGGATAATATACAGTAAAGAAAAGAGAAAAGCGATTATGGATAACCTTATGTTACGAGCAGCAATTCATATAGTAGATAGAGGAATATGACGAAAACGGAAAATAACGGTTTACATTTTCGTTAAAATATGGTAGAATAATAGTTATGAAAGGAAGTAATATGAAGAAACAAAAGCCACATTACGTGAATAACAAAGAGTTTTCACTAGCTGTGGTGGAATATGTAAAAACTGTCGAAGCAGCAGAAAAAAAAGGTAAAGAAGTTCCTAATGTAACAAATTACATTGCAGAATGTTTTTTAAAAATTGCACAAGGTTTATCACATAAAGCTAATTTCATTCGATACACTTATAGAGAAGAAATGGTTATGGATGCGGTTGAAAATTGTTTAAAGGCAATAAGGAATTATAATATAGACGCTGCTACTCGAACAGGTGCACCTAATGCTTTCGCATATTTCACGCAGATTTGTTATTACGCATTTTTAAGAAGACTAGCAAAAGAAAAGAAACAGCAGGACATTAAATTCAAGTTTATTGAAAAAGCTGGTATCGAAGATTTTGTACATTACGATAGAATGAATTCAGGTTCTGACTCATCAGTAACAAGATCATTTGTTGATCAATTGAGAGAAAGAATTGAAGTAGTACGTAGTAATGATAAAGTCATATCTGATTTTGCAAAAGAGGAAAAGAAAAAGAAACCACCTAAAGCAAAAGCAGGTGTTGAACTTTTTATGGGATAATTGAATGAAACTAGCAGTCTTGAATGATACCCATTGTGGTGTCAGAAATAGCTCAGACATATTCTTAAAATATCAGGAAAGGTTCTTTGGTGAAGTATTCTTTCCATATTTAAAAGAAAATAATATAACACAGATCTTACATTTAGGTGATTATTATGATCATCGTAAGTTTGTAAACTTTAAAGCATTAAACGATAATCGCAAAGTATTTTTAGAACCTATGCGTGATTTGGGAATAACTATGGATATTATTCCTGGCAATCATGATGTATATTATAAAAATACAAATCAACTTTGTTCCTTAAAAGAATTGCTTGGTTATTTTACCAGCAATGTTAATATACTTATGGAACCTACAGTTTTAGATTATGATGGTTTAAAAATTGGTTGTCTGCCTTGGATCAATGCAGAAAACTCAGAAAGATACCTCAACTGGTTGCAGAATGTAAAATGTGACTGGATTGGAGCACATCTTGAATTAAGTGGTTTTGATATGATGAGAGGAATA